AATCTGTGCATTGGTGGGTAGAAGGTATAGAAATGGATGCGCGTGAAATTGAGAGTGATTTGCGCCGTTTGATTAACGAAGTGCGAAAACTGCAAACAAAACGTAAGTAAGCACTTACAAATGTAAGTAAGCGTCCACTTCAGACGGGAATAGATGGCAAAAGGGATTAAAACAGGCGGGCGCAAGGCCGGAGTCGGTAACAAGACTACGGTGGACGTGCGTAATGCGATTGCGCTGATAGCTCAAGACAACGCAGGGAACTTTGCTCGCTGGCTTAACCAAGTAGCTGCGGATGATCCAGCTAAAGCGGCTGATCTGTACCTAAAGGCTATTGAGTACCATATTCCTAAACTAGCAAGGTCAGAAACTACGGGTAAAGACGGTGGGCCTGTAGACCATACCTTCCGGTGGCTTGAGTGACTTTACACGTCATACCCTACAAGCCTCGTCCGGCGTTCTTGCCATTTCATAACCGTACTAAGCGGTGGGCTTGCCTGGTTGCCCATAGGCGCGCAGGTAAAACTATTGCCGCAATAAATGACCTGATTCGGGCAGCGGTTACAAGCAAAAGCCCAATGCCTCTTTACGGGTACATTTCGCCATATAGGTCGCAAGCAAAAAGTATTGCCTGGGACTACTTAAAGCATTTCAGCGCATCTTGTGCAGCAAGCACCAATGAGTCCGAACTAACCGTGGATCTGATAAACGGTAGCAAAATTAGATTGTTTGGGGCTGACAATGCCGATGCAATTAGGGGTCTAGGCTTTGATGGACTGTTTCTAGATGAATTCGGAGATTTCCGTCCTTCGGTGTTCGGGTCTGTTTTGAGGCCAACTTTGAGCAGTACGCAGGGCTGGTGCGTGTTTGCTGGTACACCTAAAGGCAAAAACCAGTTCTGGGACATAAAGCAGACCGCCGCTAGGTTGCGGGACGAATGGTTCCTGCTGGAGTTGCCAGCCAGCAAGTCAGGGTTGCTTCCTGATGGCGAATTGGCGGCGGCTCGCGCTCAATTAAGCAAAGACCAGTACGACCAAGAATATGAAATTTCATTTGAAGCGAGTATCTTAGGGGCGTTTTTTGGCACAGAGATGCGCGAGGCGGCAGAGCAAGGCAGGATATGCCGCGTGGACTACCAGCCGGAAGTACCCGTCCATACCGCCTGGGACTTGGGATACCGCGACGATACCGCTATTTGGTTCTATCAGGTCATTAGGGGCGAGATTCACATCATTGACTACTACGCGGTCAGCGGCGCAAACATAGCGGAACTGGCAGCGGTCATTACAAGCAAGCCTTACAACTATGGCAAACATTACCTACCGCATGACGCCAGGGCTAAGACCCTAGCGGCGCAAGGTAAGTCAATCATCGAGCAAATGGCTGAGTATCTGGGTATCAACAACCTTGCGATTGTTCCTGATCTATCGGTTCAAGACGGGATACAGGCTGTTAGGCAGATGCTGCCAAATACATGGTTTGATGCTGAAAAGTGTGACGAAGGTTTGGAAGCGTTGCGCCAGTATCAGCGGGAGTATGACGAGGACAAAAAGGCGTTTAGGCAGACACCGCGTCATGACTGGTGTTCACATCCGGCCGATGCCATGAGGATGTTAGCTATTGTTTGGCGGCAGGAACCAGCAGTTAAACCTCCTGATAGGGTAAAACCCCTGATAGTCGGCCCCGGCAACGAGGTGACTTTAGATGATATGTGGGCAACGCATCAACAATTTAAAAGGAAAAGACTATGAGTGGCGTAAGTTATCCGTACAGGTATCAATATGAGCACGTTGCCGCATCGCAGTCGGCGCAGGTTCTTGGCGGCACAGGCGCGGTAGGCGACTACTTGCACCGTATTGTCATTACAGTGGCCACGGCTGCAAGCAGCCTTGTGCAGGTTGTTGATGGCAGCGGCACAGGCATCCTGACGCACACCATTTTGCCCAATGCGGTCGGCGGTGGGGTTGGCGTTTATAACGTGGAGATAAATGCAGCTTCAAAGGATGGCGCTTGGAAGATCACAACCGGCGCCGGTTCTGAAGTCATGGCCGTGGGCATCTTCAGCGCATGAACAAGCCCGGACTGTACGCAAATATACTTGCTAAGCAGGAACGCATAAAAGCGGGTTCTAACGAGAAAATGCGTAAGCCTGGAACCCCCGGCGCACCGACTGCTGAAGCGTTCCGTGAGTCGGCAAAGAGTGCAAAGCCTGTAAAGAAGTGATAGCTTGCGTCCTAAAGTCAGGTGGTGACTTCAAACCGGCTCATGTTTATGCTTTACAAGCAATGTGCACCAAATACCTGCCGAGCGAGGACTTTGTTTGCTTGACCGATTTAACGCTCAATTGCGCCACTATCCCGTTGATTCATGGGTGGGAGGGCTGGTGGTCAAAGCTAGAGTTGTTCAGGCTGCCAAGCGCGTTATACATGGATTTAGACACGGTTCTAGTGGGAGATTGCAGCGAGATGCTAGAGGCAGCAAGGCCACATGATTTTGTGATAATGCGCGACATATACAGAGGCAAGCGTAACCCGTTGGCGATGCAATCCAGCTTGATGTGGTGGTCAAAACCGCATGAGTTCCTTTACGATGAGTTTAAGACCGGCGAACGGTACTGCGAAGGAGGTGACCAGATTTACCTTGAACACGCATTACGCAACGAACCCGTTACTTATTGGCAGGACATTACAGACGGTGTGTGCAGCTTCAAGGCTGACGTGCTGGAACATGGCGTCAGGGATCAGGATAAGGTGATTGTGTTTCACGGGAAACCAAGACCGTGGGAGCAGACAAAGGTGCAGTATGCGGTCGCGTAGAGGCTATTTTGTACCTGAAACCGACGAGCATTGCCTGGCTGCGGCGTTGGATGAGGTAGGCGATCTAGGCTTTAGCTTGGACGTATGTAAAGACTTTAGGACAGTTATACAGGCTGGCGGTAACATCGGCGTTTATCCTCTGGCGCTCGCAGAAAAGTTTGCTGTCGTATATACGGTAGAACCAGATGTGGATAACTACGAGGCGCTGGAAGCTAACACCTGCAATGCAAGGAATATTGTAAGCAGACGCGCGGCATTTGGACGAATACATGGCAGGGCGGCAATAGATAGGATTTATCCAGATAACATAGGCGCTCACCAAGTCAAGGAAGGCAACGAGTTTGCGGTGATCCCGATTGATAGCCTGGGTGTAACTGATTGCGACTTCCTCCAGCTCGATGTAGAGGGTTCGGAGCATGACGCTCTGCTAGGTGCTGTTGCGACAATTGAGGCAGGTTGGCCTGTGATTACGCTAGAGCTTAAAGGGTTGGGCGAGCGATATGGGTACACCGACGAGAACACAATCACTTGGTTAAAGTTTATGGGTTATTCCATAGCCGACCGAGTTAACAGGGACGTTATATTCACACGATGAGCGCAGCCTGGACACGAAAAGAAGGTAAGAACCCCGCTGGCGGGCTGAATGCTGCGGGTCGAGCAAGTTATAAGGCTGAAACCGGCGGGACGTTGAAAGCACCAGTAAAAGCAGGTGATAACCCGCGCAGAGCATCATTCCTTGCAAGGATGGGTAATATGCCGGGGCCGATGCAAAAGCCTAATGGCGATCCTACCCGTCTGGCGCTTGCTCTGAAGGCATGGGGTGCTTCAAGCAAAGAGGACGCACAGGCAAAGGCGCGTGCTATCTCGGCGCGGAATAAATAATGGCTGACGCTAACCGCCTTGCCGCAGCTTTGCGTTACCAGCAAGACATGGAAGGGCCGGTAACCATGAACCCTAACATTGCCGAACAAGGTAGAAAGGGCAGGGCTAACATGGCTCCCCCCACCTCGGTAATGGATCCACGTTCCAGGGACTATGAGCGCAGGTCTAGGGAAACGGAGAACTTCCTGATCGGCGCTGACATATTGGCTGGCGCTTTGCCGTTTGCACCGCTGGCTAAGGGCGCGGTTATGGCTGCTGGACGGTATGCAACGCCTCAAGTAGCGCAAGCGTTAGAAAATTACACGTTCAAGACCGGCATGGCGTTGCCAGTAATTAACACGACAGGGTTACCTAATAAAGGCATGGATTTGATCCGTAGCAAAGTAGATGAGTTATCAGATACGTTAAACAAACAAGGATTTGAAGCAACTGCTAAATACTCAGGTAGCGCGGCAGGGCCATCTGCTTATGTAAATGTATTTGACCCGCAAACAGGCCGATTTATCAATTCCCCTGCTAGGATTTCGGGACATTCCAAAGGCCCGTATCAAAGCCAATTTGTGCATGAAATTTCGGATGATCCGCAATCAACGCAAAGATTTTTTGATATTGCAATGGAAATGCGGGCCAAAGGGCCAACAGAATTGATGCAAAAACAAACTTCTGCGGAACAAACTGCAATGCAAATGCGGTATGAAAGCGCACAGAAAAAACTTGCTAAAGGTAAGTCATTGACCAACAGCGAACAAGAAGCCGTCAATATACTAGGACAAGAATAAATGGAACCGACCAGCACCGGCGTACAGAAATGGCTTAACGTCATTTCAAGTTATGACAACGAGTTCAAGAAGTGGGAAGCGCGTACAACTAAGATTGTTAAGCGTTACCGCGATGACAACCGCAGCCAGCACACAAACGAAACCGCTAAGTTTAATATCCTCTGGTCAAACGTTCAGACGCTTATCCCTGCTGTCTATGCCAAGCTGCCTAAAGCGGTGGCTGAGCGAAGGTTTGGCGATAATGACCCTGTTGGACGGGTAGCAGGACAACTTATTGAACGCGCCTTAGACTTTGAGATTGAGCATTACCCTGACTTTCGGGCGACCATGAAACACGCGGTTGAGGATAGGTTTCTCGGTGGGCGTGGCGTTGCTTGGGTACGGTACGAGCCGCACGTTAAAACGCAAGATATGCCCGAAGATGGCTTGCAGGTAACGGAGGACGTAGATAATGACGAAAACGAAACCGCCGA